TTGATACGTCCAATAATTTTTAGGTCTGTTTCGCTGACCATTCAGCCTCCAATACTATATCAACGGTTTCTTTGCCTTCGTTGACTGTAACATGGACAGAATCGACGAAGGCCGGCACAGACACTTCGTCTGTCTCGACAGTTACTTTGTCGCCAAACTTATAGTGCAGGCCATATCGGCAACTGTCAATATCGGCAACCTTGCCCGATATTGTACGCTTGGGGACCCGTCGACGCAACTCCGATTCCGCTTCATCGGTAACCGTGGCGATGAGTTCAGCCTGACGCGCATCCACCCAGCCCTCAATACGACCAAAGGGAGAAACGCCGATACGCGCATCATCTTGCGCGGAGCCAATAATACGAGCTGCTTCTTCGCCCTGGCCGCCGGCGTAGATAAACGTAGCCTCATCTGTGCCATCATCAATGTATTCGTCGTCGACAAAATTGCCGTACTTGGCGCCGAACAGAATGGGGCTTGGGCTGCCTTTCGTATGGTCGACCCCGCGCTGATTGATATAGGTTCGGAATGCTATAAGGTTACGAGATTTACGGTAAAAATCGAATGCTAAATAAATTCCCCATTCGTAACTGTAAGCGGCCAATTCCTGGAATATGGGCAATACAATACGACGAGCAAATTCTTTCTCTACTGGAAAAGCCAACCCAAAATCTTCCTGGATAGCCAGCCAGCCATTTATCTCCCAGTCTCGGTCTCCGTCCAGGCAACCAATCCCAAAGTTTTCGGATACAATCTCTTTCATCATATCATCGGCATAGCCAGCTTTTATTGTATATGTTTGATCGCCAGCGGGATAGGCTACTATACGTCGCTTCAGAAGAGAATTGAGATCGTAGGCGGTGACGGCAAGCACACGATCTCCCTGGTTGTACGACAGATTAATTTTGCGGATCAACCATTGAGTATCACCTTCCAAGTATGCAGGACGTTGGTCGATAGAACGCCAAACCTCGATACGATAATCACGTCCGAACCAGTATAAAGGAAATGTAGCAGGAAGTTTCATGGTAAGACTTCCCACGTCATTGACTTTGCGCGCGTATTCCAAAGATGTAAAGGCCGTCAGATTTTTGGTCAAAACATTACCACGCGGGTCAAGTAATACTATCTCGTATTCAGTCGCCATTAGAATGTCCCATCGTCCAGTCCCCAATAATTATTGCGCCAATATAAACCTGTAATCGCCGTTGTTCCCACGCCACGGGTGGAAAATACCGAGATACGATTGGTTCCTGGAATCAATTTGAATGTTGCAATATCCGAGCCGTCGAACGACATTTGTTCCACAGAACGATAATTCGATGCGGAGCGATAATTTCCAGGGGTGGAATCAACTAAAAACCAGCCTCCGTCGTCCATATTGACCTCGAAACGCAGTTCATCTCCTGTATCAACGTTGCGTATATATAAATAGTTGTAGACTCCACCGCTAATACGGCATACAAATGTAGGATGGGCGATAGCACTGCCATTATTTATAACGGTGTTGACTATACCACAAAAGAAAACATCACTGACGGCAGTAGCATAATCGAAGCTTACGGCAACCTCGCCGGCATTAGTAACACAGATAGCTAGTCCATCACAGGCTTGAAAATTTGGGGCGCCCTCAGTTGGAGGTTGTGCATCCAGAAATCCAAAGGTAGAACCATCCCAGGAAGCGTATTCGACGTTCATTGTTGTAGACGGGCCTGGTATTGCAAAATCACCAGCAAAATATATTTTGCCGTCCGGCCCAAGGCACATTTTATTAATAACGGTTGTACCCAAAACCGTAGCACTTATCCCCATACCCAGCCATTCCCAATTAGCGCCATTGAATACTGCCATATAGCCGGGGGCAGTAAATGTTCCACAGGCATAAAGCCTTCCGTCCGCGCCGAAACAGAGGTCGCGTACAATTCCCCCCGCTACACCATCACCAAGAGTATCCCAGGTGCCGGCGACCGGATCGTAAACAGCAACGCAGTTATAATCTATTAAATTTAAGTGAGTAAAACTACCACCGACATATACTTTCCCGTCGGCTCCGACAACAATTGCTTTGACGCGCCCATCGAAGCCCACGCCAGGTGTAATATTTTCCCATACTCCGGCAGCAGTAAACCTGGCAATATAAGGAGCGTCTATTAGCCCGGCTCCAACATGGGCAAAATCTCCTCCGACATAAACGTCTCCGTTATAAGTAGTAGCGATGGCAAACACACGCGCGTCGGTGCCACTGTCCATGTCATGTTCTACTAAATTAGTATACTGTCCAGTAAAATACCCTACGTAATTACAGACTGTTGGGGTGCCGAACGGGTCCAAATGCACGAAATCTCCACCCACGTACAAATTGCCATTCAGGGCTTCATGGATTACGCGTATTATGTCATCTGCCCCGCCCATGTTGTCATAATGAGTATAAACACGCGTGTCTAAGCGCATAAATACCATATAATACGTGTTGCCAGCAGGAATTGTATCGAAATCCCCGACCAGAAAAAGTCCTCCCCTTTGAGACTGAATGATATCAAAAACGACTCCATCGCCGCCGGTAAGATTCCCTTGATTGTACCATGTTCCTGGCTGAGAATTGTTGGTGCGAAATGCCCAAGTTGTAGCATGGAGATGGGTTATATCGGTCAACTCAATACCGCTCTGTCCATCTTCTAGTAGAAAAGGATAAGGCTCTACAAAGGTTAGAGCAATCCGTTCTTGGTGGTAATTGTCAAACTGCCCTCCCATTCCTTCTACATATATGCTGGGTATTTCTAGAGTCAATCCTTCATCCTCGCATCGATCGCTGAATTTATAACGTAGAACAACAGGCTGCTTTGGGATAACGAGATCGGGCTTAATGGCGTTGATTAAGGAACTGCGTTTACGCTGTAATTCACCCTGAAATTTTCCAAACATAGGGCCCGCCAAAGTATACTGGCGTGAAGGAACATTCGAGTTATGGTATTCTCCACCGTCCAAAGTACCATAAGCCATGATATCATTATTGACACCGGCCATTCCTAGTCCTGTCACACTCATAACCTCAAGACCCAAATCTTTAATCGGTACAACGCGCCCACCCGAGCGACAATTTCCGGTACGCACGCTGTAACCGGCATGGGTCGGCCCCCACCAAAAATAATCCAACAAACCAGCCTTATAACCTACTTGATCACCATCAATATAGGTGGTAGGATATGCACCGCGCTCACATTGAAGTCCATCAAAATAGAAAAGTAATAATGATGGACTATTGTCTTTGCGAATATATATCGCAAGATTTCTGGCAGTATCAACGTAAGTATAAAGTCCCGAAACCCGTTCCCATCTTCCCTTACCAGTAAATTTAAGAAGAATTACTTCTGTAATATTTTCCCTAATTGATAAAATCAACGGAACTCCTGGTGCAGCCCATACATCTACACTAATTGCATAGGCCCCCGCAATAAAAACAGTAGGAGAAGAAACGATCAAGTAATATACTCCAGCCTGTAAGTCTACCCCAGGTGTAACTTCCATACTATAAATTCCACGGCGAGCACGTGTGGACGATTGTACTCCAGAACCCCCTAAATAATCAGTATATCCAGTAATATTAGTTTCCACACTTGGATTACTAACATAATTGACACGTCTCTCGGTTACGATTACGCTGAAGTTCACGTGGTCAGGATTTAGAATATACCCGGTAATGGGTTCCGGCACCTCACGATAAATATTTTTCTTTGATTTTCCCATGTTTTTATCCTGCGAGGGTTTCCATTATAGCAAAATCTGTTTGGACATTGCCGGTTGATTTAGCAGTAGCCATACTGAGATTATAATTCGTCACCTTGTTCGATGAACGGGTATTGTAAATTGGGGAAGCGGCGACAGTAGCGGGCTGGTAATTTCTGCCGGTTTGTGCTGCATTAACTGAGATAGAACTGGCCATAGATATTTTAGATGCTGCACCTATCATAGCATTTACTGCGCCTTGTGTACCGTCCGTAATCCCCTGTGTCATGCCCGCCATAATATTTTTTCCTACTTTGGCGAACAAATGAGACGGAGATCGCATATCTAAGAAATTTATAACGCCGTTCCAGGCATCTTTTACCGCATTGACGATTGTATCTTTAAACTCTTGTGCTTTGTTGATGACTCCCTGTACTAACCCCATAATTAGATCTTCGCCGGCTTTTACAAAGTCTTTTATAAACTGACCGATACCGGTTTCCCCAAGTGTGTCAGCCATGAATATAACGATGGCATTCCATACTCCTGCCAGCCAGCCTATAATCTTGGCCCAGATACCTTCAGCCCCCTCAAAGATATCCGTAGCGAATTGTTTTATGCCTTTCCAGAAATTATTCCAGGCTTCGCCTATGGGGGACAATCCTTCCCCTACCTTTTTGAGAACATTTTCAAACCACGTTTTTACATTTCCAAGGAATTCTCCCAAACTTGTAATTACATTGTTGAGAGCGGTTCCAATTGCTGGACCAATCTTAGAAATCTCGCCGGGAACACCATCAAAAAACTTTTGGATTTTATCTAAGGCGGTTACCATCCATCGCGAAAGGGAATTCCCGAAAGCACCAAGCATATCTACGAATGCCTGCCATTGTTCTTTTAAGACATCCCAACGCGATATAATATAAACTATAGCTACCACTACGGCAGCGATAACAGCGATTGTAAACAAAGATAACGAAGAAATAAACGCCACCACCGCTCCGCCTATAGCAATTATTGTTTTGAGTATGCCACCAATGGTCGCTCCATGTTTCGCCACGGTCGCGAAAATTCCAGCCAGCGGAGAAAATATCCATTTTATAATACCGATGACGACACGAAATCCCAAAATGTATCCCACAATCTTCCCTAGAACTTTTATAAAGTTTTCGGCACCGCTTCCTTTTCCACTTACTTTATTAAATATCTTTTCAATATTGTCAGACATGCGATTAAATGAATTGGTAATTCTAGTAATGGAAGGAGTTATTTCTTTATTCCATTGTTCTACAATCGGCGCAAAAATTTCTCCAAGCTTGACGCTCATTCTACGACTCATTGCATCGATTTTGTTCTCGAATTCTACCTGGGCGATGGCCATCTTTACTTTTGTAACTTCCATATTCTCGTTGAATTCTGCAAGAGAATCGCCCATATTTTTGAATACATTTTCAATACCACCACCTGCTCCTTCCGCTGCATCAACCTGGGCTTGAGCTAGTGCTATCATCTGCGCAATCAACTGTTCTTGTAATGCTACCTGTTCTTTAAGAGGCGCAAGAACGTCCTCGGCAGTCTTTACTTTATCTTCTGCCAACGCAATATTCTCTTTGGTCTGATCGCGTTCGTCCATCGCGGCTTTGATTTCCGCGCGTTTAGCCTCCAGGATATCTTTGCTCGCTCCAGCATCTACCAAATCACGGTATTCTTTTGTTAAAGCATCTACGCGGCTTGCCGCAGTTTTATCGGCAGTACGAGCATCGTTCAATTCCTTTTGCGCTCTCTCAAGCGCCTTGGTGGCTGCTAAAAGCGCGAATTGTAAACGCGCCAGTTTCTCTAATTCATCTCCCATCGCTCCGCCGGCTTTATGAATGGAGGCAAACAAAGCCTCGCTGACCTTGCCGGTCTTCTCAAATTGGTGCATAGCAGCGATAATCTGTTTAGAGAGATTGTAGAATATTTGTCCAACTTGATCTTTCGCAATTAGGCCAAGCGCGGCCATAACGTTTAGCGCGGACTGTAATGGTCCTTGCAGATCTTTCAAGATGTCGAAATCAGCCTTGGTCATACCTTTTAAGAACTCGTTCATCGCACTCTCGCCCCAAATATCAATGTCGGGAGCTACACGTGGCGGTGACCCAGGCCCCAAGAAAAACGCGAGGACAGAAGAAATAATATTCATGGCAGCAACCAAGGCTGTAGTTGCACCTTGAATAATACCAATGGCGAATTGTGTTACCATTTCAAGGCCCCACTGTAGAAACTCTTGCGCACCCTTCGAAAATGTACTTCCGGTTGTAGTCAGCCAACTGTTTACTGCATCCGCGGCATCATTTAGTCCTTCCGAAATATAATTTACAAAAACTTCAACAGCAGCAACAACTTCATAAATAGACGGAATGGGTATTCCAAATGCTCGGGCGAGATTGCTCATGGCTCCGGCAACATTTTTCATTGCCCCCCACACTTTCTCTAGGCTTGTTGCCAACCGTTCCCCAAGTTCAGTAGCCGCTCCGCGTACAGCAGGGGATAGAGCCTGGTCTAATAAATCGGAAAGAGAACCGACAATCTTGTTCATGGTGGGTCCAAGTAATGCTGCACCCATAATAGTAGTAACAAAGTCTTTGATGTTCTGGGTTACGCCTTTCCAGGTTTTTGCCATACGCTCGCCGGCATCCGGGAAGCGTTCTCCAGCGATGGCAACAAATTCAGTCAAAAGGGCATTGACTGGCAGACCGCTGGTGGCCGTCTTTGTCATAAAGTCCGACAATGCCTTTCCCGTTAATCCTGCTCGCTCTCCAATACGTCTTAATGCCTCGTTGACGGGGAACAAACCACCAATTGCCAAGTCGCGCAATTCACGTTGGGTAATCTTCCCCATACGCAACATCTGGCCAAAGTTAACCACCATACGTTGTAAGGCATCATCTTGCAGGCCCATGCCGGATGCCCAGTCTATCATGGCTTTGGTCAGCGTTTTTGATTGACCGGCGGTCATATCAAATGCCATACCGAGCGAGAGTACAGTAGCAACTTCATCTCGACTAAAGATGGTCTTCACCGCCACTACATTAACCCAATCCAACAAGTCTTTTGCTGGGTTTAGTGCCATCGTAAGCGCAGTGGCATAGTCGTCAATCCCTTGGGTATTTTGAATGGAAATTGCCACCAAGTTGCGAAAACGAATAGTCAATAATTCTGTGTTGCTGGCTCCCGTAATCATCGTGTCCCATAGGCTACGCAAACTATCAAACAAATCGTTTATGACGCGTTTCAAGAAAATAAAACCAGTCATAGTCAGAATTAATTGTTTGAGACCCATTCCGAAACGAGATACGCCGGCAGTTGAATTTGATAAACTGTTGGAGAAATTATTCACTACACTACCGATTAGCGAAAAACTTTTGCTGGAATTGTTTGTAACGGTGTTGAGCGAATTATTTATAGTACGCGTTGAATTCACCACCGCTTGTGTCATCTTCGTGTACGCGGTATTATATTGGGTTAATCCAGCTAAAGTGCTGACTAACCCTGTATTGATGAATTGAACACCGGTTTCTTGTAACACTATTACTTACTCCTGGCTTGTTCCTCCTGCTTCTGCGCAGTTGCGTCTTGCTGGTGCATTTCTATCATCTCGTGAAGAGTTTTCCATGTAACTACATAGGCCTTGAACAACGGCGTATAATATAGTCCACTTTCCCATTTCCACAAATCCAGGCCGGCCGCAATACAAGCTTCAAATTCAGCAAACCGCGTCGAGTATCGTATACCTGCGTCTACCTGGTTCTTGGAACTTACCGGGTAATTCTGAATCGGCTCTTCATGCCGGGTTACCTGGAAAGGCGGCCTCGGCGGCCTTTATATCAGCCTCCGAGATTCCCATACGGGCAGTCACCAACTTCAAGTCGTCGTTGCCAATCGCGACAAAACGCTTGAACACAAACTCGCGATCTAAATCATCTTTCAAATCATACATAGAAAGATCGATATGCCCCAAGCGCTGTAATTGCTGAAGCGGAATAAGCCATTCCGAATCCTCGGGGATTGGATCGAGCAACTTTACGCCCATCAAGATCATAATATCTACAGATGCCATAGAACGTTTGTGCATGTTTTCGTTCAGGGTCCTGAGATATTTTGGATCGAGAGGGTTGGGTTCTTCTCGGCCCTTATCTTCAATCATAACCATGGGGGGATCGGGGTCTACGATTTTGCTTACAGCAGCATCAACAAGGGTGACAGAGACCGGTTTGATCTTCGCTCGATATCCCGTAGACAGAATAATGATATCGTCTTTGACGCCTGCAAGTTCATGCGCCACTACTAAAGCGGGGGATTTCTTTTCAGCCATATAACACTCCAGTCAGAAGTTTTGAAAGGTTGGTAGCAGGCTGAGTTTTCTCAGCCTGCTACGATTGCACAAAAAGTTTACGGGCCTACACCAACCACAATGAAGCCGTCCGCGGTAAGATCGGCAAGACCTCCGCCGACCACATTGTTAGGATCAAACGCGCAGGCAACGATGGCATTGATCTTGTCGTTTGCCGGCAGTGTGCCGGTACTTTCGGGCAAGACTATCCAACTATTGCCGCCGTCGATAGAGCGCAGGATACGACCATGCGGGGCCGCAGTTGTGTGAGACAGGTAGGCAACCGAATCTGTTGCAAATACGATGTCTTCTACTGCACCCACACCAGAGCCAGTAAAGGCTTTGATCGCCCACGTCACACCACCGTCGGTGGTGTAATACAGATTGCCAGTCGATGCACCAATCCACCATTCTGACTCGCTCTTTACAGCGACACAGTTGTAGGTAATGGCTACACCGGTTGGGGGAGTCACGAGCGTCCAGGTAGTACCGTCTTCGGTTTTTACGATAGTACTATTTGCGCCTACCGCTACCGCGAACGAATCGTTCAACGCGTCCACCGCGAACAATGTGTTCGGAGTGGCTACGCCGGCATCCAAGACGGTTACGCCGGCGGTTGGGTCGGAAGTACCATACACATATCCGCCATTCCCAACGATGAAAGCGTAGTTGCCCACGCTGTCAATCGCCTGAGGCCCACCGCCGGCGACGAAGCCAGTAGTGACCTTGATGAAAGCAGGATCGGTTACGCCATTGAACTCGCTCAACAGTGCGTAGTTCAGAGAAAGCTCGGTGGCGCAGGTTATAACCACATACAGGCCCAAACAGGCAATGCCGGTTGGATCGTTGGCAGTAAGGATGGAATCGATATCGTGCGCGAACCATGTCGCTCCGCCGTCAATGGTGAATACCACATCCGGGGGAGTGCCAGGAGAACCACCTGCACCTTTGGTGATAGCCAAAACTTTTTGGCAACCATCCGATTCCTCATCACACTCGCCACAAGATACCGAGTCACACAGGGTCACGTCCAGAACTTCGTTCGTGACGATAGAGCCAGCCCGTTCCGCGAATGTCAATGGCAGAACCTCATACAGGTCTTTGGCACTGATTTCGCCGGTTTCATTGACCTTTGCACGGTCGCCAGAGGCGAGCGCGCCAAGATCTCCGGTTGTCCAGTTCGAGATGTTAACATCCTCGCAAATCAAGACTTTCTTGTATTTCGAGAAAGCGGTTGGGTCTGTACAATCACCTAAATGCAGTTGTACGTCAATGGAACAGCCCTTGCGCGTGATGCGCAGCAACTCACTCCTGACATCCAGTGCATATAAACCCTCCAGGCTGGTGCTGGGACGTTCTTTCGCGCCCTTGATCTTGCCAACTTCCTCGAACTCATCATATTTCGTGTCCGAAGGGCATTCGATCGCAGTCATTGCGCCCTGTCCCCAAGTAATACCAGCCATACGCAGACAGGTCTGATAACGGGGTGCGTGGTCTCCTCGTGCGCGGCCTTCGATGATAAACACACGGCTTAGGCCGGTTTGGGATGGGGTTGAAGATTTTCCCATTTGTTCCTCCTTAAGGAGATTGTTTGTAGAGTTCAAGCAAGCGTTCATACAAAACCGCTTGCGTTGCACTCCTGATGTGCTCACTCTTGCGATAGATATCCGCCATAGTTATCAACTCGCGTTCGGTGAGTAGGTTATGTAAATCGCGCTTCACCGCCTCCCAATCTATTCGATTGATGTCGGGCGGATCGCACGGAATGCCTTTGGGGGCGGACTCTTCCGGGTCACTGTCTCGTATTAGCGAACAATGAATCCATCCATTCGGATCAGTCCATTTTACACGTCTCATACCGTGATACCTCGCATAATTCTTTCTGTTAGTTTTTTAGTTTGCATCCACGCCATAACTTCTCCTCGGTGTGTGCCGAAGGGAGAGTCTAATACATCCTGTGTCGTGTATCTTGCACCACTACCCTGTGGAGTAAAAGCTAAATCTTCCCGCAACCATTCTGCTAGAGCATGGGAGTTCCCACACGTACAGAATGGACGTTCCAGACGTGCCGTTGCCATATAGGCGATGATGCGCGCCCAGCGGTCACTGAGCGGATCGTGTGTTTGATTTGCCAGGTATCGTTGATCGATGTCACCGGATTGATACCAAAGTTTTACCATGTCCGGATCGCGGCAATCAAACCAAGATGCTCCACCCCAAGTACCCGAGACAGCATCATAGGTTGCCGGCATAGGCACCACAATCCCCGCCACAGGATCCCGCGCATACAGACAACCATCTACCGTTGTATACGAACATAACGCGCAGCCAGTCCCGCCGCAAACGCAGCCGGCGTCGCCGTTCCATAGAAACTCAGAGCCGGCCTGTGTAGTATCACGGTGCTCGCGGTAGACCTCGACCGATGCCAATAAATTAGTCAGTACAGCCAGAGTTATAGGAACTAATCCGCCGGCAGGAGGAAAGGCTTCCCACAAATCAGGATCTACCAATTGCCAAACGTAGAAATTCATTGTCAGATTGCCGGCGGCAATTACTTTGCTGCGTTCTGTGCGGATCTCCCATTCGGGAGATCCACTAAATCCAGGAAAATAAGCCTTCACCTCGTTTACATCGGTAAGCGTAGTGGGCAGAACAATACGTGCATTCTCAACAAACCCATCACCGTCTGCGTCTGAATATACAAGGGTTGCTCCAACAGTTGTTGCAGTACCAATCAACGTTACTGTTCTGCGCCCGGGTCCAATAAAGCGAGCACGCCCTTTGCGCAGATTGATGCTTTTGGGAGCGCCCCGCACGTTACTCATGTCGGTCTGCCAGAGGTCGGGGCGATGATAGCGGGGATAATCGTACAGATCCTCGACAACATATTTCGGGGCCGGGTAGTAACCCACAAGCATGGCCAGTTCTTCTTCTGCCGTATGTATCTCTAGCGCCAGATCTTCGCGGGCTACACTGTCCGCGCTCTGCCACGGCCACTGATACCAGACATCGCTACACGCGCTATCGGAAAACAAATTCCCTGACAATCCCTGATTAAAATGAGGAGGCACGATCCCCATAATCTTGGAATATCTTTCCGGAGATAACAATGTCGGGGTACTAGCTCTTGCCATTAGTGTCCTTCATCGCCAAAACTTCATCAACCATAATCGCTCCCGCGCTCAATGCAAAAGGTAGCGCAATAAACCACAGTGGAGGCCAAATTGTATATAGTATTGTCCAGAATAAACCTATCCAAACACTGGAACACCATTTACATATAATTGCTTTCGAGAACATGTTTCTGCCATATTTTGTGTATGGTGGTTCCGGCGTGTACCGGACACCTAACCAATATCGCAAAGTTGCAAAAATTTCGGCAGGGCCATTTTCTTCTGCAAGAAGATGGGCTATGCGCCAGGTGGCAAAAACAAGTGTCAAAAAAACAACTATATCCATATAATTAAAAATGCACTGACTATAAAGCCAGTGCGGCCCAAAGAGTGTTTATTCAATTGCAGAAATTATACCATATTACGCGGTTTCTTGCAATTACACCCCACACAATCCTGTACATTCCGCGTCCCATCCTTCAAATTGCAATTGCCCTCGATCTTGATCAGTTCGTAGATCAACTTCTTCAAGCGGCTTACATGATGGATGTACAAACAAATCCCAAGGCGGGCGAACCTTACGGATTGCTCGATCAATTGTTGTTGCCTCTTCCCAATCCTCGGGTATTGTTTTGATTTGTCTCCACTCAGCAGTATTATGAAATGGACAAAAAGTGCAAGCACTTTTTGGCGGTATTTCAATTCCATGTTGTGCTAAGTATAATTCACAATCATAACGTGTCATTCTCTTTTCAATAAGTGGCCAGCGATGAGTTATGTATTTTACGTTACTAGGTTTCATCCGCTGAAATTCATCTAGGCTGATGCCAATCCATTGTTCCACGGATTTTTTATTGCGGTTTGCCTGCAACCATTGACGGATTGGACGTATTTTCCATTCATGAGTACATTGCCGGCGAATTCGCCCTACTCCTCTTTCGTTGAGGGTATAGCAAGGTAATTGACATCCACCATATTTATCTACAATCGCCATCTTGGGGTGACTACCTACTATTACTACTACTATTCCATGTTCTTGTAACCAAGGTGTCCATCGTGCAGCAAATTCATAGGTCAATTTACTTTCATGTGTAGTATCTGCATAAACAGCGAAATCAATAGGTGGAAGATCACCGAACACAGACATTGTTAACAAACAAAAACTTTGACGTCCCCAGCCCAAAGAAACAGTAATCATAAATTAATATCCATCATTATTCAATTGTCCTTTAACTTTCCGAAGTTCACGAAAAGCTAAAATACAGCAGACAATAATAGATATTGCTATACTAGTCGTTCCAACACAAATAATGGTAGCGTCCATATCACAGCCCTACGCGTCCTGCAACCCACCCTACAATCGCTGCGGCACGGTTGGGGCCCACACCTTTTAATTCTTGTAGTCCCTCGATCCCGGAATCCATGATGGTTCGGGGCGTGGTAATGCCTCGTTCGCGCATCTGCTTCGAGATCGCCTGTGTAACGCCTGGAATAACATCGACATCCATTTCTTCCAATTCGTCCAGGAAAGGTTTTGCAATCTCTACCGCGTCAGCGAGGAGATCGAGTGGAACAGATTCGGTTGTGGGCGGTTTGGGAATAGGCATTGCTGGTTGTGCCGGATTGACGATCGTCGGCGGCGGTGGAGGTAACTGAACCTCTGCTTTGGGAACGATTACATTGTCCAGGCGAACTTGACGGAAATACATCGGTTGGGCAGCGATATCGTCAATATGTACCATAAATACTTCTCCACCCCCGCGATATCCATACTTTGTCTTTGTAGCACCCCCCACTACCTCGTGTTGCCCACGATTGGGGTGCATATACTCCGCTAAGACGACTTGATCGTCAGTAAAACGTGCCATAGAGTTCTCCTTCGCGACTTCTCCAGGATAAATTTTTTTGATGGGCGGAGGATTTCCGGAGCCGCCGCCACCGCAAGATTTGCAAGGCATAATTTTCAATCCTCCATGTTTATCTTTTAGATATTGTAACAAAGATTGCCAGTTTTGTCTACCCTTTTCTCTGCGATTGCCAGATCCAAGTTGGTATACAAAAATATCCTGGTGTAGGCGGCGATAACAATAGCCTGCCTTGGATAATCGCCAGTGCCAATCGATGTCTTCCCACGAAACCATCTCTTCATCAAATCCACCAATGGCATCATGCCAAAGTTTTGGCAGAAGGCAGGTAACATGAGCAACGAGATATAAACTTTCTGGATCATCGCTGTTGGGCATAGATTGAGCGAGTTCGCAATTGTAATCTGCGGCGGGAAAACGTATGTAGGTCTTCTTGGTTTTCTTGTTACGCTCCAAAATATTCCTTTGCATCCGTTCGTCCAGTTTCGTAACGTCGTCAATGATCGCGTAAGCCTCACAATCTCCATACACGATTGATTCTTCTTTGCTAAATTCCTGGAGCATAGAGGAAAGCGCAGCCGGTAATAGATAGTCGTCGCCATCCAGAAACACTAACAACCCCGCCCGAGCATTCTTCGCCCCCAGGTTACGCGCTGCGCCGGCGCCCCTTGGCCCATTCTCGGTGCGGAATACACGCGCAAATGGATAGGATTTCAACACGGGCGCGATAATCTGCTCGTCTACTCCATCCAGCGCAAGTATTACTTCCCACATCCTGAAGTCCTGTGCTTCTAAACTATCTATCGCCTCTATAATATCCAACTCGTGTCCAGGGCCCACTGGGATTATTACGCTGATTGCGGGGGTATCGTAGATACGTGCGGGATGGCTGCCACGCGCCGCAGTCGCTAGAGATGCAATTGGGTGTTGTTTGTCCATTGTCCATGGGTGCATAGACGTCCAGTTGGGTTCTCGATAATCTCTGCTTTTGGTTGTGTTACCTCCAAGGCTATAACTAAACATACGCGCGGTAGATGCCTTGGTATATCCCCACCCATTAGCACCCATACGCAGCCAGAGTTCGGCGTCTTCCGATCCACATCCTTCGGGCGCATAGCGCGCGCGATACCCTCCCAAATTTTCCCACACCTCGCGACGGAATACACAGCAGGTTGGCACCTGGTTCTGCCCCGCTACCTGTTGATCAAATAAAGGAACATCTGGTGGCCAGCGCGTTTGATATATCTTTCCATCAGGAGTTACAGCCTCCATGCTGGTAAACGAGATACCCAACGAACGGTCTTTTAATAAAGGTTCAACACATACTTGAATAAATTCCGACTTGATCCAGTCATCAGAATCGAGGCACAAAATAAATGGGGCCTTCCCCAGTGAAATACCATGATTTCGAGCAACCGCTACGCCGCAATTAGACTGATAGATATATTCGAACCGTTTGTCATGTTCAATTGCCTTGACAATTACATCTTTGGAATTGTCGGTACTACCATCGTCAACGATAAAGCACTCCAGATTATTGTAAGTCTGATTCATAACGCTTGTTATGGATCGTTCTACATAATTAGCATAATTAAAACAAGGTATTACTACAGTTACCAATGGATCATGCAAACAGCCCATTTGACAAATTCCTCTCATTAGTGTATAATAAAGATGTCACCAAGCGGGCTTGCTTTATTCCCGACCATAAATTATAATATATAAAATTGCTCTTGTAGACCGCTTGGTGACACATTCGGGAAACAAGGGCAATTTTGTTTACGGAGGCTATATGGAAGAACAAATATTTTGTAATAAATGCCAAACTTTCAAACCAAGTTCTGAGTTCTATTGTTATAATGATATTTTGACAAAACCATGCGAAAAATGCAAAAAAATTGCAGGGGCAAAATGGAGAAAAACAGATAGAGGCCAAAAAAGTTATGAAGAACGGCTTAAAAAGGATAGAGATAGAACTGCAATCTATAAAATTCAACACCAAAATGAAATTGCCGATAGACGCCAAAAACACCGCGAAGAATACCTCAAGTCCGAAAAAAGAAAACAAGCAGTTAAACATGATAATGAACGACCAGAAACCAAACTTCGCAAAAAACTCTGGGAACTTAGCGAAAAAGGCAGAAAAGTCCAAAAAAATAACCGCGACAAATATCCAAATCGCAGAAAAGCGCGCGGGAAGGTAAACACTGAAGTTCAATCTGAGAGGTTGCCAAAAGTAAATACCCAAGAATGTAAGTGCTGCAATAATATTGCGATTGGATACCATCATTATCTTGGCTACGAAAGAGAACATTGGCTTGATATAATTCCTCTGTGTAGAGATTGTCATATTAAAGCCGATAAAGAATTGGATCGACAGTCATAGATGGTATTCTCGCCTTCTGTATTGCGCTCCGATAAATATCGGCAACCTGCGCGCATACTTTTTCCCAAGTCCACTTACGCGCCATCTCACGCCCATTAGCACCTAGCGCGACACGATGTTGGATACAGTACGCCATACCCTGTACCAAATCGGAGTAATCGTAAGGTTGTGCCAGATATCCATTAACCCCATGCAACACTAGATCCACCAAACCGCCCTCACGCCAGCCAAGGATAGGCAGGCCGGCGGCCATGGCTTCCAGAATGGCTATGCCGAAGGTCTCGCGAGTGCAGGACACAAACATATCCGCGCGCTGTACTACTTTCTTGTTCTGCTCGTAAGGGAGAACTCCTGTAATCTCGATGTTCGGCGGTGGATTTTCGGGGGAAAATGTTGACAAGAACTTGATATTGGGAAATGAAGACGCCAGAGGATTTAGATAGGCTGGGTTACAGACGTCCTGGCCGGCACGATTCTTGGCGTACCCAATAATATATCCTTGTTTTGCCTCTTGATGCTGCCACTCATTCCAATCCACTCCATGTGGAAGAACCACGGGGTTTCTGTGCATATCGCGTTGAATGGTTTCTGCGACCCAGGTAGACGGAACGGTAATAACGTGGGCGTGACGGAGCGAGTTTATTACGTCCGCGTTGGCCGACCATTCCCATTGAGAGGCCTGGTACATGCTGGTCCAGTAGACGCCATGACAGTGGGCGACGGTCGGGATATTTGCCGGATATCTAGCATCCTGCATACCAGCATGGACTGCATACAGGTCAAATTCCGAGACATCTTTGCCGACCAATTCCATATCATAGGCAGGGAAATGCTTGGCATATTTGCGGATAATGGTGATAATACCGCTTTCTCCCTTTTCTACCTGTTTCAGCTCCGGAACCATCTTAACGCGCAAGGTCATTTCTTTGCCTCATTTTCCCACAGAAACAAAAAAACACCAAGATACCACAGCCCTACCAACGCAAGTTGTTCAACTGTGCTATCTATTTTCGGAAGAAATGCTAGTGAAACAAGAACCAGAAGCAATCCTATTTTCTGAAATGTAGTCATGGTTTTTTCACTTCCACCCCATGCTGCATCGCGCTGGCCAGAATAGCCACCACCAGAAAGAATACCCACGCTCCGGAACTCAACCACGTTACGGCAACAACTCCCAATATCATAAACCAGGGCATAAGCAAAACACTGGCCCAGGCAAAGCCGGCGACAATCTCACTCTTTTTGTACATTGGGCTTACGTCCTCTCTTTACAGGTTTATGGATGCTGATCCGATAGACAGCCACCGTATCCACAATCACGATCAATTCGTGTTTGGACATCATACGGTCGATGACGGGTTTCAGAACATGAAATACGCGATTGTTATAATCGTGGAACAACATATAACCGCCATCCTTGATATGCGGTAACCAGGCCTGAATATCACGCTCTACACTTTTGGCCGAATGATCGCCATCCACAAAAACCATGTCTACGGGACCTTTATCCCACGCCATTCCCACATCGTAACTGTCGCCCAGAATCTGATTGATAAGCGGCGTATTGTATTGAGTAAAGGCGTGTTGCTCTCCAACCAAACTGCCCCTGGGATTGTCTTTTCCCTCAATATCTATTGAGTAAATGTTTTTTATCAGATCCATGCGCGCTTCTGTCATAGCCAGACTGGACGTGCCTGCGCCTGCGCCAATATTCACAATGACGGCGTTTAGGGGCAACCCGCGGGTAAATACCTGAAGAACAAGAACCTCCCAGGGATAAAGAAAGCCAACTGCCGCGGCCAACTTCAATGCTCCGCCGGTGAACGGTCGATAATTGGTTTTGGAAATGGCGATACCATTTGCGTCTGTTTCTACTTCACGATCGATAATTATTGTCATGTTATCCTTCCTTCGTTTTGTTTTCTAGTTTACGTACACGATAGACGGCCAGGAGATCCACAACCATAAGCTGCTCGTGGTCAGCCATCAAGCGATCGACGGCAGGTTTAAGACCCGAATACATAGCATGATCGTAATCATGAAAGAGCATAAAACCGCCATCTTTAATATGTGGAAGCCAAGCCTGAACATCGCGTTCAACCGCGTACACGGAATGATCGCCGTCCACAAATACCATGTCCACGGGCCCTTTATCCCAACACATTCCCACGTTGTAACTATCGCCATGGATTTGATTTACTAAAGGCATATGGTATTTGCTAAAAGAGTTCCGTTCGGCGACCAGCCCGAGAACCCGATTGTTTTCGGCCACGTCTACTGTATAAATATTTGGGATTAGGTCCAGGCGCGCCTCTGCCATAGCCAAGCCAGAAGTTCCGGCGCCGGCCCCAATATTTATTGCGACCGCGTTTGGCGGAAGAGCGTGTGTGAACACCTGGATAGTCAAAACCTCCCATGAGTAAAGATAGCCTTGCGCTAATCCCAATCTCAATGCTTTCCCCGTAAATGGTGGATAATCAACTATCTCGGGAGTTGTTCTTTTCATTGTTAGTACCTCGTATGTGACTGTGATTTCTTGACCATATTTTTGCCATATCGCGTCCCAATCAGTCCACAATCCCCCAAAAATTAGGTGTTTTTTATAAAGTGGAAGAAAATGTTTTTGACATAGCGCTTTATATACATCATGCCATCCAAAGTTCATTCCCGAACCCATCATCGCGCCATCCAGAGCAAGCCCGAATTTCTCCGTCCAAAGACGATAGCCATCAATCACGATATTTCTGTTTCCACGAGAGGCTTCCATACTGTCTACACGGGTATGGTGAAGAATGGGTTGATATGTACAGCCTACCGGCGGTTTACCCGTCAATAAATGCAGGCGATGCTGGTATTCTATGTCAACGAAGGCAGCATTATCAACGCCGGTGGTGCAATCCGGCAGGCCGGCGGCAAGATTGTCTTCCCATCGCGAAAACAAATTGTGTGCATCTAACCAGGGTGGATCTTCGTGGTATTCACCATATATATATGTGCCAATCATAAAACTGAAACCATAAACAATTTGATTGGACGAAAACGCAAAGGTAGAAAACGAGGCGCAGGAATTGATATGGGAAAGCAAATCGCCATCTGTAAACTCAATATCGTCGTCCACTATACCGAAATATTTTCCGGTTATTCCGTGCTCAACACAATACACAAAGGCGATGGATTGACAGAAATAACGGCTGGTCAACCGAGAATGCAGAATTATTATTGGAAACGAGGCCTTTCGGGCGTAAGCCATAATTGTCCAGGCATCTTCTACGCGCGGGCAGGTAATGATGGGTAGTACGCGCGCCTTGATGATTGGAATACTTTTTAGCATCCGAATAGTATTCTGGGGACTCAAGTAACAGGACGCGGAGATTACGAAATCGTAGTTGCGCATGGAAGTTCCAGTTTGGTAGAGTTATTTAAGATTGACAATGGTACAGAAACGAGTTTGTGATCTTTCAATTCCCCCATCCATCTCAACCAATCAGTACCATCATTCTCGAATCCAACCGCCAATGTGCGCAGATTTAGTGAAACATATACGCGCGGTAGATGAAGTTCCTCGAACATATCGACCAAATTGCCAGAATCAAACACTACATCGTCCATCAACACAAAATTGTATTGTTTCCAATATGACTTAATAGCCTCAAGTGGAGAACAGGGAGCAACCAACTTGATAAACAAGTTGGCTTCTATTAAGAGTTCATCATGTTGAGAGACAACATAAGGCTCAAAGCCAAGTTTTTGTACGACCTTGATAGTTTTAGCAAGATTATCTTGATATTCTGGCTGTCCAACCAGGGGATAGACTGCTAAAATAAACACTGCGGTATTACGCGGGTTTCGGTCCATTTTCCTTCTCTTTCTTTATCCAACCCAATTTGCCCATCTGTTCTTCAGACAGTGCATGAAAATCGTCCAGACTATCCAGGGTCAAGATAATTATATCTTGAAGGCCTTTCTTCATCAGTTCGCCGGCCAACTGTTGCATATTCTTTTTGGTATTCATAGCACAGCCGCGCTTGATGATAACGACAGAGTTCGGCATTAGAGTTTCTATCTTGAATAAAGTTTTTACAGGATTTCTGCGTCTGCCAGTCACAATGAAACTCCTTTCAAAATATCACGTCCATTACAATGTGTATAAAATCTGCTATCATTAAGCCAATGATGAGCGGAGCAAACCAGGACGCATTCCATATAATAGGAAGCCCCAACTGAATTAGTATAATCGTGATTATTATAATTGGGATTATCAAATATCCTATTCTTATCAAAGTACCAATAATTGGCCAATGAGACATTCCACGATGATGTGACAATTTCCCATATGGTAACCAGAATAGCCGCCAAAGTTTTGCTAAAAGAGGAGAACGTTTCCGCAATATTACCATGGAATAATTGCCATTTTCCATCAGGTCCAGATCAGGGCTTACTAGAACACCGAGCAAAACCCCCAAAGCAATGTCAAGACAATACGTCAAAGATGCAATTTGATTGACAGAAAGTATCACAAATGATAACATAGAGAAACAGATTGAGGCACCGGCATGTATACGCCCGCTAGGCATGGGTAAGCCATCCTCTCTGGCCGATATAGTCCAGGTGTTCGGGAGACAATTGGTTCACTAAATCGCGTTGAAACTTACCCTGGTTCATTGCATTAATATAGCGAATAGGAGATTGCCGCGTGCCTAATACCCTCATCTCTGCCGGCACCTGCGTTTGCAGTTCCGTTTCCCAAGCCGATTTATTCGGTTGCAAAAGACTCCGTAGAAGTCTCACGTTCCACATGCCGGCTTGAGTACTGAATTGGTAGGGAGAATCGTGTGGCGTTTCTATAATATCATAATGCCCATACGGTTCTATGTCTTTCATGCCACCACAATATAATCTGTCCGTGGTAAGGTCTATACGTAAAACTTCGGGCTTTGTGAGCATGTATGCGTACAACGTCTGAAGTCCGCCACAATCAACTGTACGGCAGAGCCAGTAATCATCTAACAGCAAAATAATATGCTGGTCCGGAATAGCGTCCAGGAGTTTTATTAGACCGTTTGACCATCGGTCGGCAGAATAGTTGACACGATCGATAGAATGAAAATTGAAATTGGGAGTGAGCGAGAAATCAGGACGTGAATACCCACCAACGACCACTGATTGTAAATCGGACCAGTAATGCGAAAAGAGATACGCGAAAGGTTGAAGTAACCACAGATAGGGATCGCAGGTGAGAACGACTACGCGAGGGGTCAAATTGCAAGTTCCTTCCTTTTTTTATTTTAACTGTTGTTGGCGAATTTGTCAACAATTTTGCAAAAACTCTTGGTGACTACTCCCCACGGCTAAAGCCGGGGGCTTCTAGGGCTTGCACCCAGGCATCGTAGCCCCGATGCCAAAATATTGATAGCAGCGTTTTCGTCTCGGTCCATTTTTAGACTACACACAGGACAATCGTGAACACGAACGGACAAATCTTTCTCGACCAAATTGCCACACCGCGAACACATCTTAGACGTGTTTTTGGAAGGAACCGATGCGCACTCTCTACCAGCATTCTCGGCTTTGTATTGAGTGTATAGCGCGAATTGATTCCAGGCTGCGTCCGAGATGCTTTTCGCGAGGCAGTGGTTTTGAAGCATTCCTTTTATGTTCAACTTTTCAAGAGCGATGATCCCATATTCGTTTACCAGTTGGCGGGAGAGTTTATGAGCAAAATCACGGCGACGGTTAGCAATACGTTCGTGAACACGAGCAACCGCCAATCTGCGTTTCGCCCGTTCTGGCGTGCCCCTCTCCGCCTTCGAGAGTTTCCGTTGTGTCTTTGCAAGTTCCTTCTCGCTCTGACGAAAGAAGCGGGGATTAGCAATCTTGTCGCCGGTGGAGAGGGTAGCAAAACTAGAAAGGCCAACATCGATGCCGATCGCCTTTGGGTTTTCTGGAAGTAGTATAGGTTCAACGTCGCACGAGAAACATGCATACCAATTTCCTACTGCGTCCCGGCGGATGTTCAGAGTCTTGATCTTCCCTTCAATTGGGCGGTGCTGGACGATCTTGACTGTACCGATCTTCGAAAGAACCAGTCCGTTAGCGAGAGCAAAGCCCGTTTGGGGATAGGTAAAACTATCATACTGACCATACCCGCGAAAACGAGGATATCCTGGTTTTTCTCCTGCTTTTACACGTCGAAAGAAGGCACTAAATGCCAGATCGACGCGCATGGTCACATCTTGAAGAACCTGAGAGTAAACCTGCGACAATCCTGGATTTTCTCTTTTCCAGCCTGGAAGCAATTTGATTGTATCGTAGCAGGAAATAGATTTCTTTTCCTGTTCCCAGGCATTCTTGCGAGTAGCAAGTGTTTCGTTGTAGACCCAACGGCAAAGTTCCAACGTATTGTTGAGCAATATACGCTGATGTTTCGTTGGATTGATACGGAACTTATAGGCCATTCGCATGTTGGTATTATACCACACTTATGGAGAATGTGCCATATATCCCCACGCATAAATGCGGGAGTTTCATGGCACTATTTGACAAATTGCAACGAATCGTATATAATTGTATACAGTTATTTAATAATATTATAGCAGAACGCAACCCAATGTTACATTATATTGTACTGATATGTACAGGATAAACGAACAGATATAGAAAGGTGCAAATTATGAGTACAGGTGATCGTCTTGTATGGAATGATGGATATTTTCCCTCTACCACCCCCCCCTTGCCCCTATGTGCAGGCACTGGATGGACTTGTGCAAACTGCGGCATGTTTGTGCCCAGTGGAATTCTCCATGCGTGTCCTATACCTATTATAGACACTGGCCCTGTATGGGGGCCTACTGACTTGCAAAAGGTTATCGAGTTGCTTGAGCGCATCGCTAAAGCGCTAGAGAAGGCTAAATAATGGATACCGGAAAAGGCGAATTTGTAATGTTAGAGGCGAATGCTGCCAATCGCAAGGAACTCCAAAAAGCACTGGAAGAACAATATCCACAGCATGGAGGCTGGTTTCATGTAGGCGAAATTCTGGAAATACACGGCAGTTTTTTTAGAGTTAAGAGTGTCAAGCCCCACGAAATACGGCTAAAACTTTTATCGCGAGAATAACGGATGACCAACTTGTTTTGGATACGCTCACCAAATTTCGGAGATGCCCTCAACCCTCTTCTCCACAAAGCCATCACCGGCAAAGAACCCATCTGGGCTGACCCAGGAGAACAGACAGGAACCGTTCTGGCGATAGGATCGCTCGCTCACTGCGCGCACCCGGGGTCGATCCTGTGGGGAACAGGCGCCATGACCGATGATATGCAGTTGCAATGTGATAAGACTACCATCGCTACCGCGGTACGCGGACCGCTTACCGCCTGGCTGTTGAAGAAACGGAGCGTAGATATTAGCAATACGATCTTCGCGGATCCGGCAATTTTGCTACCAAGATATTTTTCGTTTCCGGACAATGTTTCTTTAGGTCCGCCCCACCTGGTAATTCCCCATTATGTGGATGTTCAACGTGCTATGATATACAAGTGGGGTGACGACTACGAGGTACTTTCGCCGATGAAGGATACTGAATTTCTAATCAGGAAAATATCTTGCGCAGAGACAGTTATCACGTCCAGCCTGCATGTTCTTATTGTATCTGAAGCATATAGTATTCCTGTTGTCTGGGTGGAATTCAGTGACAGTGTCGCGGGTAAAGGATTTAAGTTCTGGGACTATTTCCTGGGTACTGTTCGTACTCCCCCTACAGCAGTACAGATACGGGGCGATACAATTCCATGGAACCAGATTTTGGACGAACTTGATTTTTGGGTAGCACCTAAAATAAACGTTCAGGACACTGAAGATCGATTGCTGGAAGTCTGCCCATTTGTGGTATAATATGTCTTGGCGATGTATCGTCATCGCTCTCTCCTTTCGGCCCACCGCGCAAAGTTATCGGCGCGGTGGTGCTGTTTATCCTTTGTGAGTCGCAAACATTGCTGCTGGCCTTGACCATTCCCGAGATAACATACGCCAATCATAGTCGTATTTTATTAGTCTGTCTGGGGGCTGATAAAGTTGAGCGAACGGTAATCCTCCCAACTTCCAAACCGTCTCTAAGCGTTCTTGCGCTTCTTCAATTGTTTCGTTCATCCCAATCATAGTATAGACGCGCAATTTACGACGCCCGAGAAAAGACAATTTGGCAAGTGCTTTTTCAAGAGGCCTTAGTGCTCCCATTGTATCTGCTGCTAAGAAAAGACTGCCGATTCCAATCGTCTTCAATTGCTCACAGAACCAATCATTTATTAAACTTGCCTGTAATCCACCAGCAAATATAACGAAACGATTTTGTTGTCTGAGCATATTGAATACTTGTTCAATGTGCCGGCGACTTGCCTGTAATAAATTGTTGTCTTGAATAATATATCCAGAAGCGAAGTTCTCTATCTCAACTAGTTTTCCCTCACGACAGGGGACCAAACACCACGGACAATTATTGTTACAACCTCGTGTAGTAAAAGTTACGCCCAATTTCACATAACGCCTGGAACAAATTCGTCGGTTATTTCGCCAAATGCCGGCCCACCCAATTTTACAATTGGATAATAATTGCTCCATGCCTGTTGTAGACGTTTTCCCTCCTCTATATCCCGTGTAAATACAATAGAAATATGAACTTCGTCAGCAGGAGGACGGAAGAATCCTGGATCGCCAATTGCAACCATAGGATCTGTAGGTGTATATGAATTCCGTTTAGGAAATACACGTAGAATATTTATTCGTTTTTCTCCCAAGTGATTAAATTCCTAACGTGAATAATAGCATAAAGAAGAATTCCAGGGATTAAACCCCATTCATGTATTGAAACCGCATAAACAATCCATAAAATTTGATTGGCGATTCCCAGTCGCGGCCCCCATTTGCTTTTATTGCCCATAAGCCATAACATCATGCCGCTTGTTATACTAAGTATCCATGCCATATAAAATTCCTTTTTGGAAATCATCGCCGGCCTCGTGGCCGGCGCAGCATCATTGTTCTCGTTGAGTTAAATATTAACTCATTCCGCCCTCCTTTCTAAATAATATATAGAGACCAAAGGCTAAGATTCTCACAATGACACAGACAAGAATTACCAGCCCCATGACAAAGGTTGCCTCAAGAAATCCCTCAACAAAACCTTCCAGAAACGCCAACGTCCAATGCCAGGGAATCATCTCTCGCCACTCCTCTCTATGGTCAACTTCAGGTTCTCCAGGCTCATACGTGCCTTGGATAGTAACTGCAAAGCCGGCTCAACTTCACGATCGTGCGGATCGAAGTTCTCATGAAGGGTTTCGATAAGGCGATCTAGTTTAATGATCGCCTTATCGATTTTATGAGCACGTTTAGAAGGGAATGTCATCAGTGAGATCTTCTGGCTGCACGGGAGTAAACTCAACCTTGCGTGAACCCGGATCCGCAACTCCGGCTTTTTGCCGACCACCGCGCGTATCGGCTGCCCAGGCCTCGGACTGGATTTGCAGATCGACCATGACCGCGGCGATACCCTCGCCCACAAAACAGTTGGTAAGATGCTGCTCGGTCCAGCCGTCTTTGGGTTTATTGAAGGTGCAGGGGACGTAAGCGCTATCGCCTGCCGGTTTGTTCACACGATCGGGACCAAATGTACCCAAGCAGGCATAAAAGAACATATCGTCCACGCCAAGCGCGAACTGCCGGCGGATTTCGGATGTATCTTTGGTGAAGTCCTTGAACGATTTGGCGACTGCCGATGCCGCGTATCCGCTGGCGGAAAGGACCGCCGGCCCCCAAGGCTCCCAGACCGCGTTATTGATGCTGGCCAGGTAGACCAGCATATCCAGGCGATGGCGCTTTACCTTGGTGCCTTGAGGTGAAAATTCCTCCCACCAATCGTCCTTGGCGAAGATGGGCGCGGCATAGATGTAACGTGCCGAACGCGCCCAATATACTTTGCCATTGTCGGCCACCCATTCAGTAGCCGGGGTGAAATAGGATGGTAGACTGTCGAAACTGAACGTAGCCAGATCTTCGCTTACGCGGTCTTCGCCAATCTGCCAACCTCCATAATACTTGGCGCCCTCGACTTTGGAGGCATGAGGATTCCCGTTGTGCCAGGATAGGCGTAGGTAAGGAAAGGGAAGCTGAACGTATTGGAAATCGCTGGTAAAAACTTTCTTGGGTTTAATGTTGTCAGGTAATGAGATAGGCATAGGATACTCCTGTTTTTCACGAAATATGGTTAGGTTTTATTTGGGGCAAAGGCCCACTTTTTGCTTGAAGCAATTGCAAGTCGTTTAGTTTTGATAATTCTGCGTACTTTGGGTCGTATACCTCCTTCACCGTAGGAACAACATCGATACCACGACGGATCAACATTCGCACTAAAGAAGCGGTGGATAGCCCCATGTGCTCAGCAACTACACGCAAAGCCAGGCCTTGCGCAAGCGGCATAGGCACAACAATCTGGTCCGAATTAAATCTGCGCATTCCGGTCTCGCGCTCCCAAGATAGAATCCAGATTTAACATAGAAAGCAAATATTTTCTGTATGCCGCGACCATGTCTTCTACTGCGACCATGTTTTCTGCCGCGACCATGTTTTCTGCCGCGCTATTTGAAATAGCGGGTTCCGAACAACAATCCTCGCAACAAGCCTCGGGAGACGGTTCGGGGAAAAGAGGATCTTTGGGACCTTCCGCTTGAGGAGACCCAGCAATCTCCACATCGAGACCGAGGAGATGATCTTTGAGTTCGTCAAAATTATCAAAACTAAAAACGATCTCCTCCTTATTGGCGTAGATAATCCCCGACTCATCTGAGTAAAGACGCAATTCTGGAAAACCGAGATTAGCATCGTCACCTTGTACATCATAATGATGCAGGAGCGGGAGCAACTTGCGCAGACTAGGCGTTTCAACTTTTACATCAAGATCGGGAAGTTCGGCCAAGCAACGTTTCAGGTCTTTCAGCCCATGGAAACTGAATTTTTCGTGTCCGCTCCAATCATCAACGTGACCGGAGGCATCCTTGTAGATAACCACCCTGGAAAACGGAGTATCCCGCCCGTCACCGTCAATTGCCTTCAATCGTTTCAGCAATTGCGTCAGACCGGGTTTCTTGGGCGGAGATTCAACATCCTCTAAACATTCGCAAAGATCTGTGTCGGGCCAGTCATCGGGTTCGTATTCGCTATCTCTTGTATCTTTTGTCATATTGTACTCCTTTTCGTAATTGGTCACTTTTTGCCAATTGTGACTATCTACGAAATTCTATCATAATATTCTCTGAAAGTCAATGGTTTTCAATGGGAGTTTCGCTCATTGACGTTTGTGGTATAATTAAACAAAATCTATCAACAAGGAGCAATCTTATGTTAGAAACCCTAGCTGTCGTTGCCTTTTTAGCCACCATCGGGAACCGTCTCGTGGAAGCCGTTGTCACACCTCTGTTTGACAAATACAAATGGGACAAGTTCCTTATTATGTATGTCACCTGGGTAATCACAACCGGTCTGGTTCTGTTGTCTGGTACTAATCTGTTCGAGGGATATCTTGGCTCGGTACTGGCAGGCAAAATTTTGACCGGAATTCTCGCCGGAGGCGGGGCCAACTTCCTCCACGACATTTTCGATCAGAAGCCCTAATTCTGCATGAGCGTAGCGTCTCTGTTCTCTCTGCTCAACATTATTGCCATTATTGCGATCGGTATCATCGGATTCCGCAATCAATGGCTGCTGGTGCGTGAAACACAAAAGCAGTGGCATTGGTTAAAATATGGACTGTCCATCATATGTTTGGCGTGGTCAGTTCTGTATACTTTTGTTCTCCTGGACACATTGCACATCGGCATTCCCATAGACTTGCAACTCACCAGAAGCTGGCTGATCCGTCCTATGATAACGATCACCCTGGCCCTGATAGCGTCCAGCGGAGTTGCCAGGAGAAAAACGAATGGAACTAAATAGTATCCTCCAGACAATTGGAACCATTATAACTCTTTCAATGGCCGGTTTTATGCTATGGCGTGCCAAGAAAATGCTACCTAGCGAACAGGCCGGCGGTGATGCCGGTGCGGCCAAACAATACGCAGAGGCAGCTAAATTGGCCGCTGAACAAGTAACGGGGGCATTGAAACGTATTGATGAATTAGAAAAACGATACGAGAAATTGGAAGAGAAATTCAGAAACATTCAAGACACCCTTGTCGTGCGCGACAAACTTATTATAAAACTCAATGAGGAATTATTCCGGCGCGACGCACTGATTGAAGACTGGAATAAAGGTATAAAAACTCTTATCGCTCAATTGGTTGCTGCCAAAATAACTCCAGTATGGATCCCCCGTGCTTGGGGTGTTATTGATACATCTGTAGATAGGGGATGATTTAGTCAGTATAGATCCTGAGGTTTTGTACATTACGGATGGTGAGCGGCAAGCAGAATCGTCCCCCCCTTTTTGGAGGGGGACGATTCTTACATTACGGACGGAGCCGCGTATAAGTTTCGAAACGTCATGTCTCTGCCGTAGGCTTTCGCCGGTGCTGGTAGCGCCTTCACTCACCATTAGGGAGACAATCGCAAGGGTGTCTATAGTTTACCAGATAATACTTTCGCTTTCTATACCATTACGGATTCCAACCGCCGGGAAGGTGTATTCCTTCCACACAAGTTGCATATCACTTGATTTGCTATGCCTTTTCACTGCCCTGGCCTACGGAGCGTACCCGGAGTTTCGCGCTATTTCGATCTATATATCTGGCTTTGGGCAAAATCGCGCCAGAATTGTGTTGTGGGCCTGTCTCGATTTTCTTTTTTTGGAACGGACTACGCCATCACCCTTTACCACTCTGGTGACCCCCAATTCTTCTCTCACCAAAATAACATTCCAGTAGTATTGGTCGGTGTTATTACGATTTACTTTTGGGTGATGTTTATGTTTTGATTTCCACATATTTGGGAACAGTATACCATACCCGAGAGCGAAAAACACGAAAATTGTGTAAGAACCGCGTTAGATGTTTGTTAGAATTTTGTTAGATATTTATTAGATATTTGTTAGAATTTTATTAACTATTTATGAGAATTGCGTAAAATTTCCCATCAACTATCAACGATCTAGAACAAATTGCGGCATTGACTTATTACGGATTGGTGGTACAATGCCTGTATGAACCTATGCGAAATCGTCATAATCGCCCCGCGCCACGCGTGCGGGCATCGCCTTTTCAGGAGATAACATGAAAGGATATGTTTTAGGTATTTTCGATACCCATGCCGGCCATAAACTGGGCCTGCTCAACCCAAGTACTAAGACATTACAAGAGGGACCGAATGGGGGACTGACATGGGAACCGGTCACACTTAACCGATATCAAGAATATTTATGGGACGAGATTTACCTGCCGGCACTGAAGGAGGTGGAAAGGATTACAGAAGGCTCAACCATGATTGTAATACACGGGGGAGATTTACTTCACGGAAACAGGTTTCCAGAACAAACCGTTACGACCAGCGAATACAATCAAGTGATGATGGCCACCAACAATTTCAAGCCCATCCTGGATATTCCGTCCTGTAAAACCTTGCGTATCGCCGCCGGCACTGGAGCGCACGATTTTACCGAGCATAGTGGCACTTTATTGACCTGTCAGATGCTCAAGCAACTGTATCCCGAGAAAGATATCGCAGCCAATTACCAGGGGGAAGCAGATATTTTGGGATATTTTGTGGATTTTTCACATCACGGCCCAGGCGAAGGAATACGGATTTACTTGAACGGTAACAACGTCAGATTCTACTTGACTGATTTGATGATACGCTGTCTGGCCAACGATATGCGTCCACCTGACCTGGTGTTACGCGGGCATGTACATGGAGATCAGGACGAAACCTTTCACATGGGTAATTATTCGTCTCGGATACTGGTATTGCCATCTATGTGCGGTATGTCGTTTCATGGACGTAAGGTTACGAAATCGCGCTTTTTGGTGCCGAATGGGTTTGCGTTGTTTGAAATTACTGATGGAAAATTGACCCATACATGGAAGTTTATCCGCAACAACGATGTTAGAACGAAGGAGAAATTACTGTGAGCGATCTGCCTGAATTGGTCTTAGGAGAAAAGAAACGATTGGAGATCCTGGCTGCAATAAATGAGGTTGTCGATTTGGTCGAGCCATATCAAGAAGGAGATGTTTCTGCGCAGGACATTATGGAGAAATACGGTGTGGATCGTTTCAAGGCGCGTGACATCATGAAAACATTGGTCTCTAAATGTCCTAATAAATACCGCGAAGTATGCGTATCCCTCCCCGGCACCTATCACAATCGCCCCGGATACGTGATCCGCGCGATAAATTGATTTGTGGTAGAATAGGCAAAAGTTCGTAAACATCTCCACGGCTAAAGCCGGGAGCTTTTATCCCTAACCCGTGAGGGTTGAGACCATCGGTAGGTTTACAACTACCCTGGCAGATATGTTAACTGCCGCGTTGTGGTCGGCGAGATCAGCGAACCCACACCGGACACATTTGAAACTGGATTGAGTAGGACGATTAGAAGGATCGATATGGCCGCAGACAGAACACATCTTAGAGGTATTTCGTGGGTCTACCAAAACCACAGGTATTCCTGCCCTCTTAGCCTTGTATTCGATCTTGGCCCGCAGATCATAGAAAGACCAGTTGGCGTGTCGTGCGCGCTGTTTGCGTCTAACCGTTACCCTATCTCTAATCCCGCCCAATTCTTCGAGCGCGATAGAGCGATTGGTGTCTTGCGCCTTTCGCACAATAGCCTTACTGATCTTGTGGTTGGTGTGCTTCTGAAAACGAGATTGCTTGCCCGAAATACTCTTGAGTTTGCGCTTGGCCGACTTCGACCCATTGCGTTGAAGATTGCGGCGGCGATGTTCAAATTTACGGCGGTTGTCATCAATATCCTTGCCACTAAAAATCTGCCCGTCGCTGTCGGTGGCGATGTTTACAATGCCCAGATCAACGCCCAACACGCCCTGAACATCAATTGGCTCGCCTTCCTCGACCCAACACGAAGCGAACAAATAGAACACGCCATCAATCAATACCAAGTCAGCTTGTCCAATCTTGCCTTGAAGCAAATCAAGTTGATGATCTCCGCACTGAAACGCAAGCCGCAAACGTCCACCACAAGCCCAGATAGAAACTTCGTGTTTATTCACATACCAGGTGAGAAGTCTGGCATCATACTCAATCGCCCCCAATGGCTTGAAAGTGCGTTTTACTTTCTTGTCCAGCGCGTAGGCTTGAGATACTTTCGCTTCACAGCGAATTACAACTTGAGACGAAAGTTCTGGAAAAGCAGCACGGGCCTCTTTGTAAACAATCTTGTGCAATCCAAATTGCCCAAAGCGTTTTTCTTCCCAGGCCACACCGGATATCCAATCGCAACACGCGTTAGCGCGTTCCATTGTAAGTCGGAGAAGGTTAGTCTGTTGAATGTCTGTAAGAAGTTTTACTTTCGCTGTAAGTTGCATGGCGGAAGTATACTTCAACGTCTTGAAAGTGTCAAAAACGGAGGCGGCGCTTCCTCCCCATTGCTAAAGCAAGGGGTTTCCGCGCCGAATTTTCGATGATCAACGCCAGAATGGTAGATCGGTTAGTCGGTCCCGATATTTCAATTCCGTCCGACTTCTTCATCGGCGGCGAATATCATATCGCAAAGGACCCGGGTGGCGATTGGGGATACGACTCTTCATTCACCTTGGACGAAATAGAGCGTATGTTGGTTTTAGAATATTTAGTCGTCGGAACCGAGTTTAGATTAGAGCCAAGCAAAATAGCCACTCATCGAGTTGCACGGGATCTGGATAGTTACGTTCTGGAATTGATTGTTCCCGATGAAAAAAAAAGAATAGTTCTGCGCTATTACCCTCCAGCCTATTGGGTTAAAGTAAAAAGGCGAAAGAAGGAATTATGTCGTTTAATGACTGTATAACTCAAGACGATCAGAATGAACTCTTCGCTATCCGCGGTGGACTCGATTCTCTACAGTGGCGTGTGGGAGATATAGCCAACCGTAATTACGAACAGGTAAAAGACAAATATTCCTTTTCCTTTGTTTGCGCAGCCGCCGGCTATTACGCCGGCAAGTCCGGTTCTACCATTCAGCGCTGGGCACATGCTGCTGCATTTTATCCGGAAGTTTGGCGCGAGAAATATGGCGGACTATTATCGCTGGAACACTATATCACGGCCATGCGATTCGATGATTGGGCTGAACGCCTGGAACGCGCCGCGTATGGTGGACGCAACGAGGAGCCACAATCCGTAGATCAAATGAACGCGATATCGCTTTCCAACACGCCCGAAGAACCAGACAACTTCTCGATCGCTCCAGACGCGGTTGTGTCTTACGAAAACAACGTACCCACCGTACAGATCCTGGGGAAACCCGATAACGCGATACAGACCATTCTGGGGCTGATAAGCCGGCTGGCAGACAGTTTGGGATTGAACGAAGAACGGCGCGGCCGGGTCAATTACGCCTTGGAATTGCTACGTGAGGCGCTGAACGACAGCGTACAAGTTCGATAATCGATTGGAGAAAAGAGATGGCAACATCACAGAAGATAGGGAAAAACAAAAACATGACACGCTCTGGACGCGAGAAATCCCGTAACTCTGCCTCGCGCCAGAGCAAGATCAATAACGCCCGCAAAAATCATGTTGCGAATGCGAAGCGGTCTTGTGGGGTTTATTTCTCACAGCAACTAGAAAAGTATTACCAGAAGAATCCGGTTACTGGAACAAAGTGCGGAAGAAGAGAAAAGAAATAGGTTTCTGCTTCGTCAAGCAACAATAATTGTGCTATCGCCAAATATTGCATTTTATGGTAGAATTGGGGGTATGATTGTAAAGAAATACAAGAACGGGTTTGACATTGAGGTTGTTTCTTATTATCCATCCATGGCGCAGTGGGTCGAAAACAGTGAGATAGAAACCCAGGACTGGATAATCGATCACGTTCTACCTAATTGGACTTGTTTGGATCTTGGAGCTCACGTGGGGTATTATTCTATCCTGTTAAGTTCTCTTACTCTATATGGTCAGGTCTATTCTTTTGAACCCTGTGAGGCTACTCGCAAAATGTTTGCGGCTAACCTTGCTCACAACAAAGGGCGCTTCGGCTGCGAATTATTGAATATTCACCTGGTCCCAACCGCGGTGGGCGATAGAACGGGACGTAATATTCCCGAGACTTTATGGCTTACAAACGGCGCGACCGATTTTGGAAAGACTTCGGGCGAATTTGATTTCACCACACTCGATTCCTTCTGTATTGATCACAATATGGTTGATCGTCTCGATTTTATCAAGTGTGACGTGGACGGATGGGATTATGAGGTATTGCTGGGTGCCGAGAAAGTCTTGGAAAAATTTCGTCCTTATATAATCGTTGAAATGAATTATGCACTTGCCTGGCGTGGACATACCAACTTAGATGTTGAGGCAATATTAAATCGGGCCGGCTATTGCCACAAAGTCATCGACCCCTGTCCGGTTCATTGGCTTTGTTGGCCAGAAGAAAAGGTTTAGGAGGCTATTATGGGAGATCTCAAAGTTACGGCGGGGCTACCCTACAGAGTAGTACTACTTGATACCAACGGACAATTTATGGATTTTGCTCATCCATTAAAAACGAGTGGAGTTTATAATCCTCTCGCGTCTATATATCATAGAACCATTACTGGGCTGGACGGAAAATATCCTCCCCTCTCGTGGGATCCTCTCTTTGCTGTAAATCCAGAAGGAAACTCAAAGGCTCGCTTTACTACGAACATAACTGTTCGTGGTTGTACTGCATTGACAGACGAACCTGTTATTGTGTTTCGTCCCTATGTAATTGCCAGCAAATTGGCGCGCGCCGTAGGTGCTGGAGAATCTGTTGCGTATACTCGCCCGCGGCTGAAAGATCTGGCTTCCATTAAGTTTCAGAAAACGATAAATATTGGAGCGGCTTACACAGACTACTCCGCCAATGTCATTGACAACAACGTTGCTACCTATGCGGATTTGGACGCGTTGGATACAGTGGCGAATGGTGATTGGGTTGTTATTGGCGGACCTGTACCGTTCATCGGTGCTGCCTTGGACCTGACTGCCAACGTCAACACCAACAATTCAGTGATGACTGTTCAATATTGGAATGGGGCTGCCTGGGTTGCTGTAGCGAACTTGACGGATGGTACGATTTTGGTGGTTGGCAAAACGCTATCTGGAGATGGGCAGATTTCTTGGGACAATCCAGCTTTGGGTTTGTGGGTACCGAGCGCGTTGGGTGGTATTACTGCTTATTGGGTGCGCGTTTCGGTTTCGGCGGCGTTGTCTGCGACCGTCGAGGTAGCCGAATGCGATCTGCTTATGCCCATCAAGGCGGCGATCGACGTGCAGGTGGACGGAGACGATGCGTTGTTGTTTTTAGAAGAGCAATCTGCCGCGGTAACGGGTACGGTGGCCTATTCGGGTACGGTATATCTGAGTTGGAGATGACATGCTGGTAGGTAATCGATTAGCACGAACTCGCAATCCTCGTACCCGCTTCGTCCCTGTTGGACTTGGCGGTATCTATGATGTGGCTGATGATTATGTGACGCTGCCGCAGAATTTGCTATTAAGTCCTGGCACATTGTATGAGGACTTTGAGAACGCAGGAAATTGGACAATTGCCAACGGCGCAGGCGCGGCAGATGCGGTGAATTTTAAAACTGGTACGCAAAGTCTCAAACTCACTTCTAATGCAGGCGCCAATGTTACCGCAATAAAGACAATCAACTGGGATTTGTCGGGCGATTGGAAACAGTTGCGGTTTTGGGTCTATTTGTATAATGCTACGCTGACGGATTATGGCAACTTTGCAATTGAATTAGAT